TAAAGTATTGCGTCCCGAAGCAATGGTCGGTGCGTACTACATTATTGACTAATAGTTGATAGGAAGGTGGGGGTAGGAAACTGCCCCCATTCTTTTATGAGAAAAAAAGGCATAAATTTAAAAGCTAGAAACAAGCACAGAGGTAGACCCCGCAAAAGTCAGGTGTCGCGTGAGCAGTACGAACAGAACTGGGATCGTATATTCAAAAAGGATAAATAATGGCAGCATCATTCTTAACTGTTACAAATGAACTGTTACGCGAACTGAATGAAGTTCCATTAACTTCTGCTAACTTTGCTTCAGCTACAGGCATACAGCAACACGCTAAAGACTGTATCAACAGGGGTTACTTAGACATAGCTAACTATGAACCTAAGTGGCCTTTTCTTGCTACTGGGGAAAGTGGTACAACAGACCCAATGTATGGCAACGTATATGTTGAAACTACTGCGGGTACACGTTGGTACGAACTTAAAGCTGCTAGTTCAAATGTAACAACTGACTATGGTGCAATTGATTGGGATACTTTCTATGTAACTACAATTGGAGTTACTGGTGAGACTGCCCCATATGTTTCTAAGAATCTAAGATTTTTAACCACGGAAGAGTGGAAAGATTTTAGGCGTACCGCAGAAAATGCAGACGATGCGGATACACAGACTTGGGGAGAACCCCGCTTTGTCATTCGTAGCCCAGACTCTCGTAAGTTTGGACTAAGCCCAATCCCTAAACAAACCTATCGTATTTGGTTCTATGCTTGGGATTTACCAACAGAACTATCTGCATATTCAGACACAATAGTGTTCCCAGATTTATACAAGCCCGTCTTAATGGCTAGGGCAAGATATTACATTTGGCAGTTTAAGGATAACCCACAGGCTGCTGCATTTGCGTTAGATGACTATAACAAAGGACTAAGAAGCATGCGTTCTAATCTTCTTGATCCTACTCCATCATATTTTAAAGACGATAGAGTGGTATACGTTTAATGTCCCAACCATTTGGTCTTTCATGTAAGGGCGGGTTAAACACTAACCTGAACCAATTTGATATGCTGCAACAGCCGGGGTTTGCTACGCAGCTAATTAATTTTGAAGTAGACCCGGATGGTGGTTATAGGCGTATTAATGGCTACGCCAACTATGGCACAACTAGACCCGAAGGTACATCGCAGATTCATGGTGTATTTCCTTATGCACTAGGTCTTGTTGTATGTGTAGATACAAGTATTTACTACACTGAAGATGGTACAACATGGACGCAGATAAATAGAGATACAGGACATGCTGGCGTTACTGAAGCTAATCTAAGTTCTCAAACAGAACTAGATAGACCTGATCAAGGTCAGGCACAGTTTGCAATAATGCGTGCGCCTACTGGACATACAAGTAGCGAGTATGGTTCATTAAGTATTGCAACAGGCGCAGATAAAATGGCACACTTCCATATTGATGGAACAGGTGCTAGTAGAGTATTTATATACCAAGAAATATCTACTCCTTCTGCTGCTAAATATGTTGAAAACCATAACAAGCATATTTGTGTTGTTGATGCAGAAAACGCACCATCAACTGTTTATTACAGTAAAACAAATGATGACAGAGACTTTACTGGTACTGGTTCTGGTTCAGTAACAATTGACGACAGAATTGTAGGTATTAAAAGTTTCCGTGATTCTCTTTATATTTTTTGTCAAAACACAATACATAGATTAGATAATATTAACGACTCAGCTACTGTTGCTGTTTCACAAATTACTGCTAACGTAGGTTGTTTAAGTGGATATAGTATCCAAGAAATTGGTGGTGATGTTTTATTTTTAGCACCTGACGGTATTCGTCTTGTAGCTGCAACAGCCCGTATTGGTGACGTTGAGTTGAGTTCTGTGTCACGACAGGTACAGTCTATTGTTGCAGACATTGCTGCAAACATAACTGACTATACTATAAGCAGCGTAGTTTTAAGAAACAAGTCGCAGTATAGATTGTTTTACACACCAACTGGTTCGTCTATTTCTGCATCTAAAGGATTGATTGGAACATTAACACCAAATGGATTTGAGTGGTCTGAAACAGAAGGTATTCAAGCCCCCGCAATTTCATCAGCATTTTTAAGCACGGGCGTTGAAAAAACATATCATGGTGATAACTCTGGTTACATTTACGAACATGATAGCGGTAACTACTTTTATCAGACAGGTACAGCCCAGACTATATCAGCAAGATACAAAACGCCAAACCTAGACTTTGGTGATGCAGGTACGTTAAAAACATTACACTATGCAAAAATTTCATTAAGTCCTGAAGGCGAAGTACAACCATCTTTGCGTGTAAGATTTAATTATGAAGATACAACTATTCCTCAACCAGCTGACTATGTACTAACTGAAGTACAAACTCCTTCATTGTTTGGATCAGCAGTATTTGGAACAAACGTATTTGGTGGTTCACTAGACCCGTTAGTAAGACAATCGTTGCAGGGGAGTGGGCATGTAGCTAGTTTTAGACTTTCAAGTAATGATAACAATGCTGCATATTCAGTAAACGGTTTATACATAGATTATATGCCCTCGGGTAGGAGATAAGAGAAAATGGCTGGAACTAGTTACACTAGACAAAGTACATTTGCAGATGGCGATACTATTACTGCTGCGTTATTTAATGACGAGTATAACCAGCTAGTAAATGCATTTTCGTATGCAAGTAGTGGTACAACTGGACACAGGCATGATGGTACGTCTGGCGAGGGCGGTAACATTCATGTTATTGGTGACGAAGACTTTTTAAATAAGATTGCAGTTGATAGCACCAATAACCGCTGGGGCTTTTATGTAGAAGTAAGTAGCGCAGCTGTAGAACAGGTTCGCATTCAAGATGGTGCGATTGTTCCAGTAACAGATAATGATATTGATTTAGGTACATCTTCATTAGAATTTAAAGACCTGTATCTAGATGGTACAGCAACTATAGATACGTTGACTGTAGACGGTGCTTCTACTATAGGCACAACCCTTGGCGTTACAGGCGCAACAACTCTTTCTAGCACACTGGATGTTACAGGCGCAGCTACTTTTGATGGCAATGTAACTATCGGTGATGCAGCTACAGACACACTTACCATTACCGCAGATGTAGCTTCTAACATTATTCCTAGTGCAGATAGCACATACACTCTTGGTGACGGTAGTAATTACTGGTCACACGGCTACATGGATGCTGTTACTACAACAGGCGACATCTCTGTTGGTGGCAATCTAACGGTAACAGGCAATGCGACAATATCTGGTAATCTTACTTTTGGTGATGCAGCTACAGATACAATTAACCTTGCTGCCGATGTTGCGTCAAATATTCTTCCTTCAGCCACAAACACATACGACATCGGTGGAACTGGAGCCGAGTGGAAAGACATCTATATTGATGGTGTTGCGTATGTTGATTCTATTGATTTGGCTGGCACTACTATTACCGCTACTGGTGCTGAACTTAATACTCTAGCGGGAATAACAGCTACAGTAAGCGAGTTAAATACCCTTGATGGTATTACAGCTACAGTCGCTGAGTTGAACTACACTGATGGTGTCACATCAAATATTCAGACTCAGTTAAATAACAAACAGGCTTTAGATTCTGACTTAACTACAATTGCTGGTTTGTCTAATGCAGACGGTAACTTTATTGTAGGATCAGCTACGGGCTGGGTAGTAGAGTCTGGTTCAACAGCAAGAACATCGCTTGGTCTTGGAAGCCTTGCAACAGCCAGCACAATATCAAATACTGATTGGTCTGGTGCTGATCTTGAAATAGCTAATGGTGGTACAGGTGCATCTACTGCCTCTACTGCCCGAACTAATCTAGGTGTAGAGATTGGTACGGATGTTCAAGCTTGGGATGCCCAACTAGACGATATATCTGGACTTGCTGTTACTGACGGAAACTTTATTGTTGGTAATGGTACAAACTGGGTAGCTGAGTCAGGCAATACAGCTATAGCATCTTTAGGTGTTACTGCTACCGCAACTGAGTTAAATGTGCTAGATGGTATTACAGCCACGACTGCTGAACTTAATACTTTAGATGGTATTACAGCAACTGTTGCAGAACTAAATTTGCTTGATGGCGTTACTGCTACGACTGCTGAGTTAAACTACGTTGATGGTGTAACTAGTAATATTCAAACTCAGCTTAATGCTTTACAAGCTTCTGATGCTGATCTAACTGCAATAGCAGCTTTGTCAAATGCTGATGGTAACTTTATTGTAGGTGATGGCACTAACTTTGTAGCTGAGTCAGGATCAACTGCTAGAACATCTCTTGGTTTAGGAACAATTGCTACTGCTGCTACAGGTGACTATGCAGCTACTGCTAATAACTTGAGTGACTTAGCAAGCGCATCTACTGCATTAACTAATTTAGGATTAACTGCAACTGCCTCAGAACTTAATTACACTGATGGGGTAACGTCTAACATTCAAACTCAACTTGATGGGAAAGCAACTGAAGACACTGCACTAGCGTTGTCTATTGCATTAGGGTAATTAAAACATGGCAAATACATTTAAAAACTATACGTCAACTTCTATAGGTACAAGTGCTACAACTGTTTATACAGTTCCTGCTAGTACTACATCTGTAGTTATTGGCTTAAACTTAGCTAACCGTACAGCAAGCAGTGTTACTGTTGACGTACAGCTTGGCTCAACTTATATTGTTAAAGACGCACCCGTACCTGCTGGGTCAGCACTAAGTGCCTTAGATGGTAAAATTATTGCTGAAACCACAGATACTATTGTAGTCACCTCGGATACAGCATCCTCTGTTGATGCAATTGTGAGTGTTCTGGAGCAAACATAATGTCAGGATATATTGGTAAAGCTAGAAGCCTAGCCGTTATAGATGGCGCAACAGAAGCTGATTTTGCTAGTACGTTTACAGTTTCTGCTGTAGGTACAAAAACAAGCAGCTACACGCTTGCAACTACTGATACAGGTAAATATGTTCAGGTAGGTTC